TAAGAAATAATTACTTTACCATCACGATCACTAATACCTGAGTGTACATAACAAATTGAATCTGGAGAAATCTTTAAGCCTTGATTATTTTCTCTCATAAAACCTTTTTCTGAGAAAATAAAATATTCAATTGGCTTTACAAAAGTAGGTGTCGATGGCGATTTACTTTTTGGTGTTTCTTTAACTTTACGAATTTTGCGAGGATCAATGTAACGAATTTCTTTTAATCCTGCGCGAGGTTGTTTTTCATCAATGACTAGATGATAGTATAAACGCCCATCAACATACCATCTTCTAAAAATATCATAACCTGAGTTACCAAAATCAAGTAACTTTAGAACATATGAAAATTCATCACGAATTTTCTTTTTAATTGTTTCTGGTTGTTGTAGTTTGTCAAGAACGATTTGTACAGGATAATCTTCAGGTTGGTAAACAATAGATTCATTGACAATATCATCAATGGCTTGATCACACTCTGGTTGCAATGCCATTTCGCGATATTTGCGAATGAGTTCTCCATCATTTCTTACTTGACCTTCAAGGTCAACATAGGTGCCGTATATACCTGCACCGACAACCGATACCGCACTATCGTCATCACTTGGTGGAACAAAAGATTTTAATTCATCTTTTTGTTCTTCTTCTTTACCAATTTTAAATCCAAATAATTTGATTGCCATATGTTTTCTCTCTCATAAGAAAAAAAGGGGGCGTAATAGCCCCCCTAGTTGAAACTATTACGCAACTATTTATAGTCGCGAAAAGGTTTCTGTCAATTAAGCAGTAGCCAACGGTATCGTGACTACTTCAAAGTGTGTATACTGGAAAGTTACAGTAAACTCTTCGATGGCATCTGTAGTATCATATGAAAGATCAATTGTACTTACATCTGAGGGGAAAGCATTAACTAATTTATATGATCTTACTGTATTACCAGCGTCACCTAATTGTGCAACGACAATATCGGTAGTATAATCTACACCAGAACCAGTTCGCATGTTAGCCGTAGTAAAATCATTATCGTTAATGTATTTCATCCAGGTTTCAAATCCGGTACGAATTGCTTGGCTTTCGTTATTGATAACAGTAACAGTCCATTCTGCGAATGTACGATCACCAGGAACTTTAATTCTACGGCCTCTGAATGGTACTTCAACCACACCCAATGTCATACCAGGAATTGCACCTGCTTTTGCCATAATTCCAAAATCGGAAATTGAAACTCCAGTAGGCAAAGCGCCTAGCGTGAAATTAAATAGATTAGGTCTTGCACCACCCTTGAGAGCCGCTCTAAAACTTGATACTGAAAAAGACATGTTTGCTCTCCTTTAATTAACTTACTGTAAAGTAGTCAAAGACCCAAGTCACAGTAAATTCTTCAACTGCATCGGTACTGTCATAAGACAAGTCAATGGTTGAAATGTCAGAGACAAAACAGTTTTGAAGTTGATAACTCTTCTTCACCGCATTTGCTTGATCTAGTTGTTCTACTGTAACAACGGCTAGTTTGTTCTCTGATGCAAATGAACCTGTTCTTTGTTGAGAAGAACCAACCACAGTTGCTTCATAGTTAGCAAACACGAAAGAGTTTTGATATTCTTCAATTGCTCTTCTTGCGCTATATTCTGCGTCATTGAGTACTGTTGTTGTCCACTCTGCGTATGTACGATCTCCTGCTACCTTGTATCTACGACCACCGCCCATTGGTACTTCAATTACACCAACTGTTGAGCCTGGAAGGGCAGATGCTTTTACAAGGAGAGAGAAGTTTGATGTTGATGCCGCCACAAACCCACTTCCGAATGATACTCGGAATAGATTTGGGCGGGCACCAACGCCTACTGCGTTTCTAATGCCTGAAATTGTTGAAAGCGCCATTTAGTTCTCCTTTAGTTTTTCTCTAATGTTTTAACTATTTATCCGGCGATCTCAGCAAATGCGGCAGCCCCTCTAACTGAAACAAAGTTCAATTGGATGAAGTTGATTGAAGAGATTGGGCGAACATAAATGTCCGCGATAAACTCATTCGCGTTTACAACATCATCTGGATTGTTTGTCTCGTCACAGATAACACGGAAATCAGTCATACCTCTTTGTGCTTGTACGCTACGGAGATATGGTTCTACTGTATTTACGAACAATGCGCGAGTTGCTTCATCATTCTGTTCGAATAGAATGTCACCAGCAAAGTTGCCGATTGATTTTTGAATCACGATGAACAATCTACGAACATTGATGCGGCTGAATGAACCAGTCTTTGTAGTGAATGTCTTGTCACCAAACAACACCACACCACGCCCTGGTTGTGTGAAGATTGGGTTAACGGCATTCTTGTAAAGAAGGTCACGCTCTACTTCGTTTGGATTCCATGCTAGTTTTGTAACATTGAGAATACGACCATTTGCGTAGCCTGCTGGTGAGAACCATGGTGCTCTTTCAGCATCAGTTCTTGCCATGCATCCAGCAGAATCAGCATTACATGGAACATAAACATATGTATCATTGTACTTGTCGTATTGATACTTCCAGTTTGCATCCATGAATGCGTAAGTTGAACGGGTAACTGTATCAGCAAATGCGTTTACATCGGTTGCTTCGCTACCTGCATTGTTGACAACATCTGATCTTTCTGGTGAGAATACAACCACGCAATCTTTACGCTTTTCGGCAACATCAGCAATAACTGTATTGATAACTGAAGCAGATGCAACACCCATTGGAATAATGTCAATTGCAATGTTTGCTTTGTTCTCATATAGATCGTAACCAGTTAACTTGTTAGCATCAGTAAGTGCATCACCATCAGCACCACCTGCTAGACTATAGTTGAGTGGTGCACCAACTGCGGAGAATACTGTAGTAGATGCGGCAGTACCCCAGTTTGTACCAAGTGAATCGTGATCCATCCAACGAATCCACTTAGATTGCTCATTAATTACATCTTTATAGTAAGTAGATGCGCCAGCGTCTTTAGCATTGTTTGCTTTTGAAAGTGCTTGATATTTTTCAAGCAATGTGCCTTTTGTACCAGTGACAAGACCATCTTCGTCTACAATGGCAATGTGAAGTTCGTCATTTGTGTTTACACCATCGCTGGCAGTAAGTGCAAATGTGGATGTGCCTGGTGCTAGATCAAATGAATCAAAGTATTCCCAACGGCGAGTTGCAGTTACGCCAGTTGCGCCAGTTAGGTGTGCAGATTCAAGTGTTACATGAGTAGCATTTGTAATTGCTTTAACTTTGATTGAACGACCACCAAGTACTAGAATATCGCCTACTGTGAGTTCTGTGTTTGCAGATGAACCGCCGGCACCAACAACGGTTGTAGAACCAGCACTTACAGTAAATGTTCCAGTTAGAGTTGACTGCCACACATTTGCTTGGGCACAAGTAGAAACACTAATTGAGTTACCCAAAGCGCCAGCATACTTAGCCGCCCATGGTCCCACATTACCTGAACCAGTTGAGTAAGAATCTTCGTATACATCATCGTTCTTAATGAGAAGACCTGTACCTGCGGTTCCTGAACCTGTAGTTGCTTCAGCGGTTGCGTTAAGTGCGTTTGCGCCTGCTACGCGAACCACATAAAGTGCTGAAGTATAAGATAGGAAGTTAGCAGAGGTAAGGAAGTCTACAACATTAGTAGCGTTTGGTGTGCCAAACTGAGCGACTAGTTCATTTTCGCTAGTGACTAGGGTTGCCTTTTCAACAGGACCCCAACGAAATTGACCAACAGTACCTCCAACGGTACCGCCAGTAGCAGGAATTGTTGCCACCTGATCTTGTTCGGTGATTTTAACTCCTGGTGAGATTAAATTGATTGCCATTCGTTTTCTCCTTGATTTAAGATGTTATATCTTTCTTCACATTGATTATTCATTCATTATTCTTGTTTTATTTATAAAAAATCGTATTTCTGAACTTTTTCACCTTCCCAAATTTGACCATTTGAATCGACAATCACTTCATCGTGCCCATCGTCAATGATCCCAAACGGAGTTAATTCTTGTTCAATATTCTGAATCCTTTGTTCATACAATTCTTTCCGTATATTTATGTTAGTCAAATCTTTGAAATACGGGTTAGTAGTTAACCACGAAAATAAAACTAACGGCATAACTAAATCGTCATGATATCCTTCATCCGCACTATAACTTTGTCGCTTTTGTATGAATGTTGAAATTTCTGAGATGGTGTCCGCATCACGAATGAGAAGTTTTTTCTCTTCAGTAAACGATTTAAAGTTGGAACAACCAATTCGTTTCACCTTTTTGTCTGTGATAACACCTAGTTGAGTTTTACCGCCACCAAAACCACCTGACACAATTTGCCCTGTGTTTGATCTATTTACAAAAACAAGATTTTCGTATTCGTATTCTCCGTAAAGAATTTCTGCGACTTGTTCAGAAGTATTGATTTCTACCAAAACATATGCATCATTAAACTCTTTAGCGACTTTGTAGATAACTGATGGATAAAGCAAAGGGCTAATTTTATTGTCACGATATTTTCCAACTTGTTTATATGGAATTTCAGTAGCATCGATGATTTGAAATGCAGAGTAGTCACCTTCAACGCCTTTTGAGGTATCTGCTACGATGACATAGGTTTTATCTTTTTCTGCTTTTTCGTAAATGTCAAGCCCGTCTTTACTGTAGATCGTAGGGCTTGCAGACATTTGTGCAATTGCATCTGCGGCAATGAGAGTAAGACTTGAACCAAGAAAATTACAGAGAACCTCTTGATTGAATTTGAGTTCTCCAAGAATTTTTCTTTGCCCCTCTGCCCATGCTTCGTCACGCCCAGGAATCTCCCAATAAGGTATGAACAATGGCACAAATCCGTTGCGGTCATTTTGTGCATCGTTCCAGAATTTCCAAAAGTGATTGTAGCCAAGCGGTGT